GTGCGGATGATTGTGCATTCTGCTCATGAGTTCAAGACGTCGGCTAGGCATTTCTCTCGGATGGAGATGCTGATCCGTGCGAACGATGATCTGCTGGCTCGGATGAAGCGTTCGGAGAAGGGCAATCAGCAGATGGTCGGGTTCAAGTATGCGCACGGCGACGAGCGGATCCAGTTGCAGGATGACGCGATGATCGAGTTCCGCACCCGGACGAAGGCGGGGATGAAAGGCTTCGACGACGTCGGTCTGTTGGTTCTCGATGAGGCCCAGATTCTGAGCGAGTGGGCTCATGGTGCGATGGTGCCGACGATGCGTGCGACGACTGCCGCGCACGGGCCGCTGCTCGTCTATTCGGGCAACGCCCCTGACAAGGAGAAACATGAGCACGCGATCGTGTGGACGCGGCTGCGGGAGCGCGGCATCGCCGGCGACGATGACCTGGTCTATCACGAGTGGTCGCTCGATTTCGAGTCGCCGGAGGAGGTGCCTGAGGAGGTAGCTCATGACACGTCGGAGTGGGCGCGCGTGAATTGGGCGATGGGTCGGGGCCGGATCCGCGAGGATCACATGGCGAAGGAGTTGAAGACGCTCGGCTGGCGCGAGTTCTGTATCGAGCTGCTCGGGGTGGGCGACTACCCGGACACCGACCTGCTCACCAATTCGGAGATCTCGTTCGAGGCGTGGGCGGCGTGCGAGAACGTCGACTCGGTGCTGGTCGACCCGGTCGTGTTCGGGTTCGATGTCTCTCCATCACGGCGCACCGCGATCGTCGCGGCCGGCCTGAACGAGCAGGGCCACAAGCATGTCGAGCTGGTGAAGCTGCAGGCTGGTGTCGGCTGGGTGGCTGGCTGGCTCGAGGAGCGCTGCGCTAAACACGAAGTGCTCGAGCTTGTCTGTGATGGGTTCGGCCCGGCGAACGCGATCGCCAGGCATGTTGAGGAGCAGACTCGTCTGAGGGTGCGGCGCTTGAAGACGGGCGAGTACGCGGATGCGTGCGGCATGTTCGCGAACGAGGTCGAGGAGAAGACGCTCGTCCAGATCGGCCAGGAGGAGCTCACGATGGCGGTGCGCGGCGCTCGTACGCGGCCGCTGGTTGATCGTTGGGCGTGGTCACGGTCGAAGTCGAAGACTGACCCTGGTCCCTTGATTGCGGGTTCGATGGCTTTGTGGTCTGCGGTTGACAGGGACATCGCGAATCGTGGTGAACTGGTGATTTACTGAGATGGGTTTACTGGAGCGGATAGGGCGCGCGCTTACCGGCCCGGAGCAGATGCTGACACGGGATGTGCAGCCGCTCGAGGGCACGAACATGTCGCTCTGGAACTCGATCATCCCGAACTTCTGGACCGAGAACGGCCTCAACGATCTCGGCAAGACGTTCTGGCCCGGCAACGGCCTCCTCGCGGAGCGGACCTGGATCGCGAACAGGTGCATCCAGATGAACGCGCAGCAGATCGCGTCGATGCCATTGCGTTTCGAGGCGCCGAACGTCGCCGCGGACGGGGAGCCGGCATGGGTCTCGAACCCGGATCCGCTCTACTTCCCGAACGGAATCTCGGACGCGATCTTCGCGATGGTCGCCGACCTGTACGGGTGGGGCTGGGCGCTCGCCTACATCACGCAACGCTACGCGGACGGATACCCGCGGAACTGGACGGTCATCCCGGCCCGCTACTGCGAGCCGTTGTGGGGCGAGGATGGGATGCGCGAGTACAAGGTGATGGGCGGCGACTATCTCGACCCGATGAACGTGATCCAGATCGACCGCAACCCGGGCTGCACTTCACAGTTCATGGCGCACGGCACTTCGGCGATCCAGGCGTACGCACAGCTGGCGTGGGGACTGATCGCGACAGGCAACGCGAACCTCGAGGTCGCGACCGGCGGCGTCCCCGACGGTGTCCTGAAAGTGACCGACGACAACCGGAAGCTGAACTCGGAACAGGCCGAGAATCTGCAGACGAAGTGGCAGGAGCGAACCGCGAAACGCGGCAGCGCGCCGCCAGTGTTGCCGCCCGGCCTTGACTTCCAGCCGCTGTCGTGGAACCCGAAGGACGCGGCGCTGTTGGAGCTGGCCGACTTCAACGCGTTGGCGATCGCGACGGCGTTCGGGATGCCTGCCGTTCTCATCAACATGACGGTCGGCGGCGGCCGTGGCAACTCGGCGCTCACCTACCAGAACCCGGCGATGGTCGGGGAGCAATGGTGGAGATACGAGTTGCGGCCGACCGCGAAACGGTTCGCGGACGCGTTCACCGCGAGGGCGCTTCCGTCGGGGCAGTGGGTTTGGTTCGACGCGCAGGACACCTATGAGCCGTTCCATCAGGAGACAGGTGTGACGTCGGGGCCGTACGCGGTCTCGCAGGACGACCCGCAGGCGGCAGCCACCTCGGCTGATGCGCCTGCGCCACCGCCGACGGCACCAGCGTCGCCGGCGCAATCGAACGGCCACCAGCCGACCATGCTGGTAGGCGCAGGAGGTAACAGATGAGCGAGCAGATCGCTGAGACGGCCGCCGCCGAGCAGAGCGGTCTTCTCGTCAGAGAGTTCCAGGCTGAACTATCGGCCGGCGACGGACGCACCCTCGACGTGCGGATCGTCCCGTTCGGGGAGACAGCCACTGTCGCCGACGGCCTCGGCGGCGTCGCTCGCGGCGTCCCGTACGAGGAGGAGTGGATGCCCGGCTGCTTCGACAACCAGTTGCGCGCAGCCGACAAGATCTACCTGAATTTCCAGCATGAGCCGGGCCTGAAAGGCATCATCGGCAAAGGCACGGCGCTGCGCGCGGCCAGCGACGGCTACCACGGCAGCTTCAAGGTGCTGTCCGGCGATGACGGAGACAAGGCGCTCGAGCTCGTCCGCGAAGACGTGCTCCAGGGCGTCTCCGTCGAGGTGCCCGCGCGCACCCTCAAGTCGGTGCGCGCCAAGAACGGCGTCATCCAACGGGTCCGCGGCCACCTCGACTCGGTCGCGCTCTGCAGAGCCGGCGCGTTCGCGAGCGCCCGCGTCCTCGCGATGCGCGAAGAGGACATCCAGATCGTCGACGCAGAGGTGATCCCGCTCGCCCCTGACGCCGAACTGCTCGAGCGGCTACGGAAGGCAGGCATCACGCTGCCCGACATGTACGCGCTCGACGAGATCGACCAGGAAGTCGCCGCGATCCTGCAACGCGCGTTCACCGAGGCCTCCTGGGACGGGGCAGCGTCCCGCTGGGACACACCGGAGGCGTACTGCTCCGCGTCGGCGATCGACCTCAACCCGTCCGGCGAGGCGAAGACCAAGGACCGCTGCCACCTCCCGTTCAAGGAGCCGGGCAGCGGAGACATCAACGTGAACGGTGTCCGAGCGGCGCTCGCCCGGATCGGTCAGGGCGACCCGCAGGACGCATCCCAGGCGCAGCGCGACAGGGCGAAAGCGATGCTCACCCGGCTGCTCCATTCCTTCAACAGCACGTCGTCAGGAAACTAGGTAGGCGCACCCCGCACCGAACAGGCACACCGCCAAACGCGGCACCCCTGAGCGGCACCCGCCAAGCACGGTCAACCACAACAGAAAGGGCACGGAAATGGGTAACAGCGCAATCGAGACGCGACTTCAGGTCAGCGTCGACAAGCGCGCCCAACTCCAGGCGCAGGCGGAGGAGCTGCTCGACCCGGACAAGACGATGTCCGAGTCGGAGAAGGGGCTGCTGACCGCGTACCGCTCGGAGATGGGCCAGCTCGACGAAGAGATCAAGGAACTGATCGCCGACAAGGAAGCGAACGACGCAGCGGCCGAACAGGCCAAGCTCGTCCGCAAGAGCCTGATCGACGGCGCCGACATCGCCGGCGAGGGCGGAGAGATCTACCCCGACTTCGCCTCGTTCGCACGCGACGTCATCCTCTGCCGCAACTCCAGCGGCGAGATCGCCAAGATCCAGGCGCAGATCGGTGACAAGGGCATCATCGAGTCGGCAGCGTCGCGGCTCGAGCTGCTGAAGCGGACACCGGCGAACACGCTCTCGAGCAACGTCGCCGGCCTGCAGACTCCGCAGTACCTCGACCAGATCTTCCAGATCATCAACAAGAACCGGAACCTGGTCAACTCCGGCATGCGGACCTCGCTGGTGCGGGGCACGCTCACCTACCCGAAGGTCACCACCCGGCCGCTCGTCTCGGTGCAGAACACGCAGAAGGCCGAGGCAGGCAACCAGGGCATGGTCGTCGACCTCGTCACGCAGACCGCTTCCACCTACCTCGGTGGCGGCGACCTGTCGTGGCAGGCGATCAACTGGACGACGCCGGACGCGCTGTCGCTCTGGTTCGATCTGGCAGCG